TCTTTTACAATATATCTTATAGTCAAGACACCAGCACCAGAGGTGGCGGTGACGTTAGCCTGTGTAAATGTAATGATTGCATCGCCCGTGCCTACGTTGTTACACAATACTGCGCCAGCGGCATTGTTATTGCCTAGCAGTAAGTTAACAATACCTGTATTTGTAAATACGCTTCCGTTTGCGGCTGTGTTAATGGCTGTGCCATTTACAAACAAAGCATATGTAGGAGTGGTAGTTGCATATGCAACAGTGGTGTTAAACGTAGCGTCTACGATTTGCGAACCAGCGGGTATTGTAAAAGCAACCGTACCCGCCGTAATGTCCGTGTACAAAATAGCTTTGGATTGGGCAACTAAAGTAGCACCCATGTTACGAATAGTTCCAGCAGTAGTGCCAGTTGTGTTTTTTACTGTACCCAATAACCAAGGGCCTAAGTGCGTTGCGAATCCCATAAGAATATCTCCATGCGTTATGGCGTATCAATCTGCATGAGGTCAGCCGAGCCTGTTTGATACACCGATGATTCTCGGATTGCTTAAATATACACTAAAACAAAAAAAAGAAAAGGGGGCTTGTGACCCCCTTCTCTATTTTTTTATTAAGACGAACCGGGTGATCCGAAGATACCTAGTGGGTCTGATACGCCGAAGCTATAACGCTCACGGGCTTTGTAACGAACGTTACCAGTGTCAAAGTCTCCATCCATACTGTTTTGCAACGGAGTACGAACAAAGTGCTTCAGACCGTTAGGAACGTCTGTCATCAAGAACCAAGCATTGGTGTCGGTCAAATAGTGGTTAACTGTGTAACCCTCTGGGATTGAACCGTTGTTCTTCAATGCGTTGATATCGTTATCGGTAGTACCGACACGCAACTCAGTCTCTAAGAGGCGAGTAGCAACGAACATCAATGCAGGTGGAACGACCAATTTCTTGGGTTTAGCCGCAATCAAAAGGCCGCGCTCGTCTGTCCAACCAGCGATTTGAATGACAGCATTCTCAAGAGAAGTCTCATTCAAGTCAGCGCCAGTAGTAGGACGATTGCTGTTGGTGCCACCAGAGATCAATGGATGGGCTGTTGAGCAAAGCACAACGCCGTCACCGTAAGTCACTGTAGTGGTGAACGCATTGTTCAACACATAAGCGGATTTGACCTGCTTGGTGTAAGCCATAGCACGAGCCAATGCTTTGGTATAGCGGCTAGACAACGAGTCATACAAGTTGTCTTCCACTGCTTCTTCAGTTATGGAGAAGCCCATTGCGATGGTTTCGTGGTTGTAACGAGCTGTCCATGCTTCTTGTGCATTGTCATAAGCGATGGCAGAGCCTTCGTTCTTGACTGGTGCGGCAGAGAAGCCTGACAGTTTTGTTTCCTCTTCAAAGCTACGCTCTGATGTCTCAGTTTCGTAGATCTCTTTATGCTCTTCGCCGTATTTGGCGTACTCAAGACCGAACAATGCGTTCAAGCCGGGGAGCAGTTCTTTGAGTAGTTGTGCGCGTGAAATTGCCATTTCTTACTCCTTAGACACCAGTGGTGTTGTTGTACTGGTGCGTGTTGATTTTCACCAACAGCTCGGTGTAAGTGTCAGCCGCAGTAGCGGTTTCTGGCACAACATCAATCACCCGAATTGGGATAGTGGCAGTAGTACCAGCACCCGTTAAAGTTACAGCATAGGCAGAATCACCAGTGGTAGTGTTACCAGCGTTAAGAACCAATGCCAAGTTAGTACCTACTACGGTACGGCCAGCAGAACTCATGGTAGTTCCAGAAGAAACAACAGCTACTTTAAAAAGAGCCATAGGATCATCAATAACATACGCATAAGCTGGGTTGGTGGCAGTGCTGATAGATGCGGGTAAATACTGACCCTGCACGGTTTGACCGCTAGAGTTTACATATTGACCGCCCACACAGACACCGACAATAGTGCCAGCGTTAGTAGAGGTTGAAAGAATCAGATAACCTGTGCTGTCGATTTGAACTGTATCTCCAAAGAAGATAGCAGTACCAAAAGAGGCCGCTACAGGAATCTGCCGAAATGCACCAGCGTATGGCATTCCATCAATACGATTGATGGGTTTTAGACCATATGGTGCCGAGACAGTGGGGTAAGCCATGTTTTAAAGCTCCAAAAAATTAAAGACCTTTTCCGAAAGTTACCTTAGAGCTACGTTCTTTAAACATAGGCATCCGAGGATCGCTCTCGCGCATATAAGTGTTATCCACAGAGGCCATCTGCGCTTCAGCTTGTCGCTGGAAATGCGCGTCACGGTCTTGAGTAAATTCCACTGGGGTTTTACAAAGCAACAAGCCACCGATCTCAATACTGTCAGGAAAGCGATTAGCTTGCCCGCTCATAAGAATGATCTCAGGATGCTCAGAAGCCTTTACAGGTTCCCAACCTTCGCGTAATTTTGAAGAAATGTTCATGGTGTCAGCCGAGCCGAGGGTACTCAATCGAATCCAACGAAACGCATACCCGTCCTCTGGATGAGGGTCGGGTAGAAGTTGGGGAGGCATCCATTTACGGGTACGCTCCGTTTGTGCGCGAACTTCTGTGTCGCGGCTTGCTCTCGTTTGTTTGACTTCACTCATGCTAAATTCCTCATTTGTTCCGCAACCTTACGGGCATAAAGTTCCAAAGGAACTCCCAACCGCTTGGCGATATTTACTTGGGTTTGAGATAGAACAACCTTTTTAGGGGAAGAGCTTCTCGTTGCCGGTGCCACATTTGATTTCTGGCGCTTAACTTCCTTCTCAGGTTCGTCAGCGGGTTCGTCAGACTCAAAGTAATCTGGGAACACTTGTCGCATACGGGCATTTACACGCTCGTAGTATTCGTCTGAACTTAGATCGACTCCCTGTTTAGCCAACTTAGCGTGAACGCCAAGTGCAAAGCTAGTCATTTCATCGTCATCGCCAAACCATTCGTTATTTTGCCTCCATTTTTGTGCCTTTTGATCGACATAAACTGGTGGCGCAGTAACTTGTTGTGTTTTTACCTCATTTTCCTGCTCCTGTAAAGGGGCTGGCCTATAGTTTTCGGCTCTTTCAGCCTTAATCTTCACAGAAGTGAGGTTTTCTTGAGCATTTACCAGTGCTTCGCTATCACCAGACTCGTAAGCCTCACGATATTGACGCTTGGCCTGCTCTAATTCAGTGGCTAAGACCTTCTTAGACTGCTCAATATAGGCAGATTGACCCTGACTGAGTGAACCTTTGAGCTTTTTGTTCTCATCGGCTATCAATTGGGCGGCTCTTATTGCCTCTTCTCGCTCTCTGTCGGCCTGTTCCGCCTTGCGATTGGCTTCGTGATACCCTTTTTGGAGGTGTTGTAAACGTTTCCGAACCTTTTCGCCGTAGCTATTAAGCTCATCTTCGTCTAAATCCTTCGGAGCATCGTCCATTTTCTTGTGACGCTTGGATTCAGTGGGTGTATCGTCTACAACCTCTATCTCAGTATCAGGAGTTTCCTCCATTTCAATCTTGAGCTGGGGATCTGTATCAATAACTCTGCCACCTTTGCGTGGATTTTCCTTTTCATCGGGAAATTCAAACTCGGTTTTCTCTATTTCAGCCATGTTTTACTCCTTATACACGGGTTATACCGCGAGGATCTTGCACAACGGCTTCTACAGAGTCATCATTAATGATTCGGAACTCCTTGCCATGAATTTTGATGCGTGTTCCCGTATTAGGACGTACCAAAACAAAGTCTCCCTGCTTGCACGATGGCCCAGAGGGGAATCGTTTCTCGTCTTTAAAAGCATCAGGCCCCATCTTTGCCACAAAAAGTACTGGTGACAGTAACTCTTCATATTGCATGGTCTGACTTGCTTTTGCCAGTCCACTATCGTATTCCTCTTCAGCTTCTGGAAGAACGCACAGAAGATGATAGGTAACAGGATCGGGAACTTGTCGTGCTTTTTCCTCAGCACTCTCAGGTAACACAGATATGTCTTTCGTATCTAACGATTGACTAATCAAAATCTCAGCCATAATTTTCCTTATCGCAAAAGGCTACAAAAAAACACACCAGTACGCCTCTGAAATACTGGGTGCAGGGGAAATTAATCTTGATCTTCAGAATCCCTTAAATTCTTACCCAGCTCTTTGATTTCCATCTGGGCGATCCTTAAACCTCGGATAGTTCCACACAGTTCTTTGTACTCTGCGTAGTCCTTTGCGGCTCCATCATTTACTACCATCTGGTGTTGACCAATATGGTCTTCCAACTTGGCACTAAGAATTTCAAATATTTTGTATTCCATCATTCTTTACCCTCTGGTTTCTGCTGTGCTTGCATAGCTTGCATTGCCATTTGCTGTTGCGCCTGCTGTTGTTGCATAGCCGCCTTTTGTTGCTCTTGCGCTATCTGCTGTTGGTGGATCTGATCTCGCTGGATCATCTCTTGTATATGACGCTCAACGGCCATAGACGGATCTTCTGTTGGCTTTGCCTTTAGATCTAACTCTGCTTCTTTGATAGCAAGTTCAACCTGCTTTGCCGCAATATCCGCTTGCACCTTTTGCTCCTTGATGCCAACTTCTTTTGCCCGTATCTGCAACTCTTGTTGTTGCATCTGAATGATCGGATCCTGCGCTTGTTGCTGGGCTTGTTGCTGTTGGGCTTTTGCCATGTTTTCTTTGAGCAACTGGGCAGATCCCTGTGCAACCATTCTGGATAGTTGGACTTCGATATCCTCTGGCAACTCTGCATCTGGTGGAGGCAAAGGAACACCAACTTGCTCTTCTACTTTCTGTCTGTAGTTGAACGCTAAGTGTTCTGCAATATGCGCCATGATTGCCGCTTGCATTTGCTGTGCCATTGGGTTCTGACCAATAGTTGCCGCCATCATGGGATCTTGCATAAAAGACTGATGCGCCGTAATGTGCGCTTCGTGGTCTTGATAGATAAACGCCTTTGTTGGCTCTCCTTTTAAGAAAGCCATGTTCTCGCTTATAGGATCTCTTGGTTGCTGATCTCCCTTAACAGGAACTAACTTATCAGCGTTTTTAATTCCTAGAACTTCAATCATCTGCCTATGTAGATTAGGTAAATCATAGATCTGTGGCGCTTGAGAAGACAGCTGAATAACAGCTTGATACTGCATGATCCTCTGCGCCATAGTAGAGGAATTAGGATCTGACACGGGGATAACGTCCACCATGTCATAGTCTTCTTTTTTAGCTTTTCTGCTACCGCTCTCAGGATCGTATTCATACTCATCAGGTGTGTAGTCACGAATGATGTTCTTTAAGATCTTGAACTCTTGCTTCATTGAATAATGAACACGGGCTTGCACCGCACTCATTGTTTTCAACTGTCGCTCCAATAAAGCCAGCGTAGTTCCCACAGGAGAGTTAGCGCTCATATCGCTGATCTTCATATCAGCAATAGAACCTAATCGTCTTCCCTCTTCAGTGATCCTATCTAATAGAGTAGCTAGAACGTTACTTGGCTCCTTATAGGGAAGCGCCATGATGTTGTCTCTAATCGAACCACTTGGAACGTCAACATCTCTAAACTCTCCGGGGGCGATAGGCGTATCGTCACCCTTAACTCTTAATCCTCTAGATTTCAATCCACCCGGCAAATTGGAAAGAGTTCCAGCATCAATCAACTGACGGATCAGTGATGTACCAGCCCTAGCGTATCCGCCGATTAAATGTATATATCCAAATCCATAAGCACCAAATCCCGGCACATAGTCATACTGAACCATATGCTGACGCTTTAATCTTAGATCGTCTTCTTCATCCCAGTTACGATAAACAGATAAAACTTTTCCAGTGCCGGCATCTATGCTCACTATATAAGGAACAGCGATCTCATCCTCGTCCTCATAGCCGGGAATATCCAGATCAATCTGTACTTCATAGACTTGATATCTATCGTCATCAGTTAAAGAGTAACCCTGCTCTTCGGCCTTCTTCTTTTCTACGTCAGTATGAATAGCAACTGGTTCTCCAAGATCTACATCTCTGTAAAAGCCAGCGGCTTGTAATTTACGGATATCGTTCTTTGTCTTACGCATTACATGGGTAACACGCTCCGCAGTTCTCGCTCCACTAGATCCATAGGGGATGATTACATCCTCTGCTGGTATATATATAGAGGTCTGACGATTTAGCGATGGATCAAAGTAGACTTTCTTAAAAGCACTACCAGATAAGCCGAGGTTAAACAACATCCGCTCATGCTCTGGACGATACTCAGGCATAGCCTCAGTTAACTGATAGTTCATATCAGTTCTAACCCGCTCGGCGGCATCTTCTTTTAATTTATTAATAACTCCGATGATCTCGGTCTTCACGGGGCCGTGAGAGGGGAAAGTCTCAATAATTGTTTCCGACTGAAACCTAACAGCGGCTTCTGTCAATATAGTTGAGAAAACACCACAGGCTCCATTCCAAGGTTCTGTTCTCTCTTCATACTTCATGCCAAGGACTTCTAGTCCCTTGACTAACATCTCCACCCAGTCTTTACGAGAATTGATATCCGCCTCTACTAACTCTACGACTTCGGATCCTAGTTTCTCTAGTTCCCCTTCGTCCATAAACTCGGCCAAGTTTGAATCAAACTCTTCACCATCTTTAGATTCTGTCTCAGGCTCTATCTCAATCTCCAGCCCGTCCATTCCTATATGAACGCTGTCTGGGTTTTCAATTTCAATCTCCAGATCAGGTTCTGTTAAAGATTCCAATCCTTGTGGTGCTTCGTACAAACTTTTAGCGATTGCCATATGTATCCTTAATAATAAACTTGCTTACGTCTAAAGCTCTTTAGCTCTTCTCGCTCGTCACTTTCCAGACGCAAAAACCCGCCCTGTCTGAATCTTATCAGCGCTTGGGTGCTTGAGTCCACCAAATCGTCATTCGGCGCATTAGGAAACGCCGCCATCTCTTCCACTAATTCAGCCGCCCATCTAGTCTCTGGACACCATACTTTGCCAGATCTAAATAAATCAGATACAGAATTAATCCTCACAAACTTATCATTACCTCTGCTCGGAGTGTACTCAGAGACAACAATCCCCATCTGTCTCAACTCAAAGATCAAAGGAGATCCCGCCGCTTTAGCTTCAATTACAAAAGCATCAGGCTCCCACTCCATATAGTTCTTATATGCCTTTTCCTTCAACTCAGGAAACTCCATCCTCTTCTTAAACGCATCCAACAAAATAATGTTTGCATCATTCTCGTTTTCGTTTAAATAGAAAACCCCCCAAGTCGTACAGGCCGAGTAGTCACTTCTCTCATTCTTTGTAAAAGCGGTGTCCCAACTCTGGATAATAAATTTACAAGGAGGCGGATCCTCTTTCTCCCAGACCTTCCACCACTCCCTCTTAACAATAGCACCCTCTTCACCCGTGGGACTTTGCTGATACTGAGCATTCCACTTAGACGGTGGTAACTCTTCTCTCAAAGCCTCCAACTGATCCAACGGCCAGAACTCAGGCCATAGAGGTTTTCCACTCGGCATGATCGCAGGAAGTTCAATGATCTCCCACTCCTCACCCTTGTCCCTACCCATCGCATCTTTTATAACCCGACCAGTAAGATCCCTATCCCCCCAACGGGTCATCACGATAACAATAGAACCACCCGGCTGAAGTCGTTGCCTCGGCCCTGACGTATACCACTCATACACTTTATCGTATACAGACGGATCACTAGCCGCCAATGCCGCCTCCTGCTCTGAATGCGGATCGTCAATAATCAATAGATCAGCACCCTTACCTGTCACTGTTCCGCCAACACCAATAGCAAAATACTCGCCTCCTCCAGAGGTAGCCCACCTGCCAGCGGCCTTACTATCCTGTCTGAGATTAACGTTAGGAAATACTTTACTGTACTGTTCACTCCCAACTAAGTTCCTCACCTTACGTCCAAAGCCAACAGCGAGATCTGCCGTGTTAGAACACTGAATTACTTTCTTCTGCGGATACTTCCCCAAGAACCAGCTCGGTAATAAATAAGAAGCAAACTCCGACTTCGTATGACGAGGCGGCATATTAATAATCACCCGCTTAGTCTTCCCCTCCGCAATATCCTCAAACTTCTTAGCCATCAAAGCGTGGTGTCTCCCAGATATAAAACCCGGCCACATCTCCTTCACATAATCCAAAAACTTGACCTGTGCTTTCTCCCGCTTCACCGCGCCAGCGTACTCATTCACCTTATCCATAAACGACTCATACTCCGCAGGATCAAGTTTCTCTATCAGCTCTTCCAACTTCATAGTCTTACTCTATATTCCTAAAATTAACATACACAGGCCGAATACTCCTCTTCCCCTCAATCCTCTTAACAACTCCTAGATCACACAACCTATCCACAATCTTCTTCGTATTAGCCACGCTACTCTTACTCCTCTGATTCCCTATATCCCTAAGAGTAGGACTAAACCCATACTTCTTCCACCACTCATCAATGATTAAAAATACCTCATTCTGTACTGGACTCATTTCCACTCCCATACATTCTTCAAAACTTAACTCCTTTATCTTAGGAGCCATGCCTCTATTTAATACTATTTTCTTCGACCAATGGAAACGTTTCCATTGCTCTCCCTCTAAAGTTTTCAAAATATATACCCCCCTACCCCTTTTGTATTATTTTTCATAGGGGGTGGGTTCGCTGTGAGAGGGGGGTGGGTCTTCCATACTGGAAAAATCTTGGGATTGTTCGAGTGGAATAGTATGTTTAGCGAGGTCGGGAGTCCCGTTTTGGCTTGGGTTGGTGGGGGTCGGGTGGGGTTCGCTGTGGGTGGAATCGGCAAGCTCTGCCAGTAGTTCGTTGGGGTCTATGGTTTCTATGTCGGTAACATTACCACTAAACATTGTGCGTATCTGTTTAAGTAGTTCTGCTTTGGCATTGTCACTAGATCTAATAATGGTCGTTTCTCTTCTTTCGGTGAAGGCTGAAACCTCTGTCACAGTTCCTAAAACCTTTGCGCTTGCTACCTTTGTGGCTTGCTTTGCTTCGGGGTCAATCAACACGCTAACGAGGGATTGAATGACCAATGCTCTCAAAGCTTCAGGTGTTCTATGTTTCTGCGCCTCTAATGCAAGGGAGAGGGCTTTTGTCTCCGCACTTATTCGGGGATCTCTGGCAAGCCTAGAACCCGCATCACCCGCAGTTTTAGGTTTAGCAGTCTTAGAGTAAACCGCTCGGTAGCTACCCGCTTTAGTATTACCCTTTGCCAACTCTAGGGCGAATGTCTTTTGTTTGTGGGTTAACTCTCTGGAAACGGCTTTCCCTAATATGTCAGCCATTGGGACTTGCTCTAGTCCTTCCCTTATTTGCTTCCTTGTTAATTTGTGCATGGACTGATTCGCTTCGCTGTTTAACATGATCGCATTCTAGGGTAACAAATAGGCAAAATCAATCGGTTATGCAAATCCCATAAAAATAATTGTGGCAAATAATGCGTTTTTTAATACTTTCGCTTGCTTGACAGGGTCAACCGATATATCGATACTTGCGTTGTAGGTGCTACATGATGCGATCATGTAACAGTTACATAAACCCCTAACGAAAGGCACAACATGAAAACGCAGACGATATTAAACAACCTCACGCTAGAACAGGCTGAGGCATGGAACGAGACAAGCGAAAAATATTTATTTGTCGATTATGAAATTGTCTCCCAGTATGGAATCAGTCTAAACAGCTTGCCAAATAACAATCTGCTAGAAGCCATTGAACGCAAATTCGAGAAACTTTTAGGCAATAGAGCAATTCCCCTGACTTATGACCAATGGCAAGAAATTGCCCGTTCTATGCAATGGGCGGAAGATTTACCCCAATGGGATAAAGACCACGACAGAACACCGACCCCCGTAACTTGGCTAACTATTTGAATGGGTCAATCTAAGCCCCTTCGGGGGGTTTAGGTGGAAACATTACCAACCACGAAAGGGAAACTATGACAGTAATCAAAATTGGGCATTCGGCTTACAAAGGAACTAATGCGCTTCGCTTCTGCTTTAGTAGGGCGCAAGCTGTGCGGGTTTTATGTAATCGGGGAATGAAACGCACGCAAGCCCGCCTAGCTATTAAAGCCCTAACAGCCAAGCAAATAGGTTGCATAACGATCAATTATGAGATCTGCGAACTGGCAGACATGACCGAAATATTAAGCAATCCCGACCTCAGAAAACAACACGGCTTTTATGCGACTACAAAGGAAATCAAAGCCACTTGGAAAAACGCACCCGAACTTTGAAAGGTAAACCATGAAAACATATTGCAAGCGAATACTGGCAAAAGCGCAAAAGGAATTAGACGCACCCCGCCCTTTGGGTTATGTCCTAACCAATGCCGAATACAAACGCAGACTGTATTTAATCAATCATGAAAAAGACCTCGCCCGCTTCGCTTTAGGGTTAGAGATAACCACAGCCGAGCCACTCGAAACTTTACAGGCGGAACTCTTCGCATGATTTACTTAATCG